GTTTTCCACCTGCTTGAGGATTACAGGCAGCTGACTGACATGTTGGAGTATTAGAGGCATCACCAATACATTTATCACAAGCACCTTCAGCTTGAACAGTAAGACTTGTTGAATTAGATTGCTGACTATTGGTAGTAGCGTCTACTGGTGACACGCTAGGACCAGGAGGATTAAATGATGGAACTACAGCGGTTCCACTTCCACCTCTATATCTTCTTTTCTTTTTTTTACCACCACTTAAAGAAGTATTCATACTACTCTGTTTAGCAACTTGATTTTGTCTATACAATACTGCTGACTGACGCTGACTACTAGCTCCATCTTGTAATGGAGCTGATTGAACAGGGGTAACACCACTATTTGCTGATTGTTCATGAGGTAATGACATATATGTTATATTTAGAAAAAGTTTAAAACTAATTATTTTATTATAAATATAATAAAAATGAATGATTCGGAGAGATTACAATTACAAAAAATGATTCATGCAAATGATGCTGAGAATAATACGCAACTTATTAGACACTTGAAACATAGTAAACAAATATTAGCAGATGTTGATATGTTACTAAAGCTAAAACAAGAAAATTCTAGAATGGCTAAGACCAATCCTGAAGCTTTTGATGCTATGTGTGTTAGTAAATGTGATTTTTTATTTAATCATTACACTGATATATATAATAAAGTTTTGAAAGATGAAATGAACTTACAAATATTAGAAAGATTAATAAATGTATTATATTCAATTGAAGAAGGTGAAGTTGATCAACATGAAGGCTCTTTTGAGGTTGGTAAACTACTAAAGAAAATATATATTGATAGTGCTTTAAAAAAGGCTGATAAATTAAATGAATTACATGAAAATAAAGAAGAGGAAAAACCTGTTAAACCCATATCATGGAAGGATTTCAAATCAAATAATAATAATTAAAATTGAAATATAATATTATACAATTATTTATAATATTATAAAAGATGTCTTACACAGTAGTAATTGTTGAATCCCCAGCCAAGTGCAAAAAAATAGAAGGATATTTAGGTCCTAACTATAAATGTATTGCTAGTTTTGGGCATATTCAAGAACTCAATGGTATTAAAAGTATTGAAATCGAAAATAATTTTAAACCAAATTTTAATTTATTAGAAAGTAAAATACAACAAATTAATAAAATTAAAACTTTATTAAAGAATTCAAAGGAGGTTCTTATTGCCTCTGATGATGATAGGGAAGGTGAGGCTATTGGATGGCACATTTGCCAAGTTTTCAAATTACCATTAACAACAAAAAGAATTATCTTTCATGAAATAACAAAACCTGCCTTGGAACGAGCTGTTAGTAGTCCAACAACGCTAAATATGAATATTATTCATGCTCAACAAGCAAGGCAAATTTTAGATGTATTAGTTGGTTATAAAATTAGTCCCATATTATGGAAAAATATTTCAAGAAATTCTAAGGATGGTTTATCTGCTGGTCGTTGTCAAACACCTGCTTTAAGACTTGTTTACGATAATCAAAAAGATATTGATGATTCTCCTGGAAAAAAAGTATATAATACAACAGGATATTTTACAAAAATGAATTTGGCATTCTCGTTAAATCATAATTTCGAAATTATTAGCTTTAATACTGCTACAAATACTATGGAACAATTTCTGGAAGAATCTGTTAGTTTTGACCATAATTATAGTTGTTCAAAGCCTAAACAGACTACAAAAAATCCCCCATCACCATTTACAACTAGTTCCTTACAACAAAAAGCATCTAGTGAACTCAATATTTCTCCAAAAGATACTATGTCTATTTGTCAGAAATTATATGAAGCTGGTTTTATCACATATATGAGAACAGACAGCACTACATTCTGTCTAGAATTTATTGAAAAGGCCAGTAGTTTCATCAAGGATAAATACGGTGATACCTACTTACACACAGATGTAAATCGACTATCTGAGAGAAAAGTTGAAAAACCAAAGAAGAAATCTAAGAAAAAGGAAGAAAAAGAGAATAATGCCCAAGAGGCTCATGAAGCTATTAGACCCACTGATGTTACTATGGAAAAAATTGATGATTCATTCTCGTCAAAAGAAAGGCGTATGTATAATTTAATTTGGTCAGTAACTGTAGAAAGTTGTATGTCTCCAGCATTATATAATTCTATTAGTGCTAAGATAACTGCTCCGATGGAAAAGGAATATAAATATAATTCAGAATTGGTCAACTTTCCCGGATGGAAAAAGGTAAGAGGATATGAAAAGGAAAATCCAGAATATCAATTCCTTCAAACTCTTAAAAATAAAGTCACTGTTAATTATAATAAAATTACAGCAAAGGTTAGTGTCAAAGATTTAAAATCACATTATACTGAAGCAAAATTAATTCAATTATTAGAAGAGAAAGGTATTGGTAGACCATCTACATTCTCAACTCTTTTGGAAAAAATCCAGGAGAGAGGATATGTTAAAAAAGATAATGTTAAAGGTAAAAAGATAAAATGTGTTGATTATGAACTAGTTGAAGATGAACTTGCCGAGATGGAAGATGAAAGAGAGTTTGGAAATGAGAAGAATAAGCTTGTAATTCAACCACTCGGTATTCTTGTATTAGAGTTTCTTTTAAAACACTACGAAAAGCTATTTAATTATGAATACACCAAAAATATGGAGACCGATTTAGATACGATTGCCAAAGGTAATAAGATTTGGCATAATTTATGTAAAGAATGTTTAACAGATATTGATGAGTGTTCCAAAGATTTGGATGGTGGAGGAGATAAGCAAATTATTAATATTGATGATAATCATGTATATATGATTGGTAAGTATGGTCCTGTTATTAAAAAAGGAGACAAAGATAATGCCACATTCTTAAATGTGAGGAAAGATATTGATCTGGAAAAACTAAAGAAAGGTGAATATTCTCTTGAAGAAATCGTTGAACTCAAATCTAGTAATAAGGTTATTGGAAAATATAAGGGCGATGATGTTATATTAAAGAGTGGAAAATTCGGAAAATATATTACTTGGGGAGAGAATAAGAAATCTTTGAATAATATTGAAAAAGATGTCGATGAATTAACTATAGAAGATATTACGAAATATATCGAAAGTAAAACTGCTGTAAATCCATCTATGGTAAGAGAAATAAACGAAAATACCAGTATTAGAAAAGGAAAATTTGGGAATTATATATTTTACAAGACCCATAATATGTCCAAACCTAAGTTTATAAAACTGAATAAATTTAAAGGTGATTATAATAGTTGTCCTATAAAAGAATTAGAGGATTATGTATCAAAAAATTAATATATTATGTAAATTATATTATTTTATAAATAACATTTTTTAATGCATCAAATTAAAACATTGGATTAATTTACAATCTCTACATATTACATTCACTCCATATGGATTAAGATATACTAATTCATGATTCATTGTATGACATATTTGTCTTTCCCATTTACTTTTATAAATATTTTGATGTTGTTCTGGAACTCTTCTCTGTATTCCCAAATGTCCATCTATATTTTGTTGTGTAAGATGACTAAGTCTACTACCCGTTGGAATTATAATGTTACTAGTATTATTGTCAATTATTACTTTCTTATCAGCTCTACATAATGGACATAAATTATGCCAATGTTTAATACAATCAGAACAATATTTATGTGTACATTGATATTTAACTACTCCATTATCTATATTTTCTAGACATATAGGACAGCTATCATCTTCATTTAATTCTATATCTTCTACATTAATGCTATTGTTAATATATTCAATAGCATTATATTTGTTTGATTGGTTGCTCATTAATTGATAAGTTCTATTAAATTAATTATAAGTTAATAAATTAATTGTATTTCAATTTTTATTTAATTGTCAATATAATTAATTTATAGGTTATATTCAGCTGGAACTCGAATTACATAATCTCTTGCTATTTCATCTCTCAATTGATTGAAAGAGAGAGTAAAATTAAAATTACAATCTTTGAATTCCACTAATCTACCGTCGTGATATCTAAATCTAAATTTAACCTTTCTAAGTTTATCAATTGGAGGATGATATTGACTTACATTTTGTAAGAATCCATTTCTAGAATCAAATATTTGACCATTCGGGTTAATCGTTACTGGGATTTTAGCAAAGGCAGCATTAACACTTCCATTATAATCATTATTATACATATTATTTGTAGCTTCAGAATATGGAACTAGTTCATCCATAGTATTGTATTTATTCATCTCCATATAAATAGCAGTATCTCCAAACATACAAATAGTATTTGGACCCTTAATGTAAAAGGCGTGTCCAGAAGTTCCTGGAGGTAAAATTGTGGTTTCAGGTTTAAGCCATATATAATTATTGTAATTAAATTTAATATCACTGCTTGTTGATGTACCCATATAATTTTCTTTGTTAAACCCTAAATAAGATGGTAATCCCCATTTAGTGTATTGGTCCCAAACATGGGGTGGTTGTTGTTGATTAACAATGGCAGAACATGATATATCATAAGGAATACTTTGTGTAAAAGCAAAAATAAAATCATCAAATGTATTACCAAACCACATTTGTTGTCCTACAGTATCATAATATACTTTAAAGCGATCATATGTAGCTCCGGGTATAGTTGTTTGTAAAAAGGTTTCCACTGCTTGATTCATTAAATTTTGAATTTCTAGTGATATTTGATCCGGGGTAAAGAAACCTTCTTGTATAGTTATCGAGAATGGTTTACCAATATTAGCTACTAATGCCATATATTCGGACATATTTGTAGAAACTTGAGGAGTAATATAAAATTCTAGTTTAGTATTTTGATGATTATTACTAAATACATATTGATTGGCAGGTAATTCAATTTCAACTAGTCTCATTGACTGAACGTTTGTTAAAGTTTCGGGTAAGTCTATTTCAAAATGGTTGGCATTTGGCCATTTTTTAATATCTCTATCTTCGCTATGTATTGTTACTAATTTACGGTCAACAACATATGTATTTTGTCTTCGAATTAATTGATGTTCATTATTAACATTATATTGTGGAAAGTTACTCATATATGATAAAATGAGAAATAAATTATAATTTTTATA